ATCCACTTCTGCTTTTAATGTCTTTGGAATAAGTAATAGTGCATTCCTTAACGGTCGCCTAGCAACCTACCATATCGGCCCTGCCATTGACCTTGCTACCCTAGAAGGTCTGCAAGCAACATTACTAGCTGAGATCCGTACAGCGCACACATTTGTAGCTGCTGCATCTTACTTCTCACGTCTTGCAGCCGCAGGTGATACTGCGCACGTAGCCTACAAACAACCCTTGACGAACTACATTACGTCACTTGTTGAACTCGGCGGAGCTTACTGGGATAATATGAAGTCTTCCGCATCTTTTGTTGGTGTAGGCATTCAGGGTATTACAGTTCCGCTACGTGATGGAATGACTGTTCCGACGAACAACAACTTTGTTGCGGATGATTTGAATACATTGACGGGTCTAAAGGGTGATGGCTCTACTAAATCTATTGCTACCAATGTAGCTGGGACTGCGCTACTCCAAGACGACGCATCGGCATCCGTTCATATTACGACAGCAAACAGCACCTCTAACAAGTTCTATATGACAAATGCGGGAGGTGCTAGTCTATCATTGCGATCAACTCCGCAGCAAGCCCTTAACTCGTCATCAATAGCGACACTCGGAACAGTCCCTACATCTGGAATCTACGGAGCATCGAGGGCATCAAGCACTACAATCGACGTTCGCAGCAATCAGACCAATTACTCAACAGCAAACACATCTATTGCCCCAAGTGCAAATGACCTCTTCGTCTACGCAATTGGAGCATCCCCATCTGCTGACGCACGACTAGCAACCTACCACGCAGGCCCTGCACTTGACCTTGCTACACTGGAAGGTCTGCAATCAACATTACTAGCTGAGATAGCAGGGATAGGCTTCTCAACAGAAGCAGCTAACTACTTTAGCCGACTGGTAAATGCTGGTGACTCAACTTTCTTAGCATACCGCCAGCCTCTAGCTAACTACATCGATAGCTTAGTCGCATTAGGTGGAGCCTACTGGGATGATATGAAGTCCGCTACGTCCTTTGTAGGTGTAGGTATACAGGGTGTCACTGTTCCTCTGCGGGACGGAATGACCGTGCCGACGCAGAGCAACTTTGTTGCTGCTGACTTAGATCAGTTGACTGGTCTGAAGGGTGATGGTTTTACTAAATATATTGCTACCAATGTAGCTGGGAATGCCCCATCGCAAAACGATGCTTCTGTTTCCGCTTACATAACAGAAGCGCATACAACTGGGGGTGGATTTTTAATAGCCAATAGTGTACTGACCATAGGGTTACGTAAAACTCCTACTCAATTTCTTAATGGCTCAACAGCTTTAGGCACAACTCCTACATCTGGACTATATGGTGCAGCTCGCAGCACAAGCACCGATATTGATGTTCGCAGTAATGAAACTGACTATTCAGCGGCTGTTACATCTACAACTCCAAGTGCAAGTCTAATTGGCGTTTTTGCCATTGGAACAGCTGTATCAACCAACGCCCGACTAGCAACCTACCATATCGGCCCTGCGCTTAACCTTGCTACACTGGAAGGTCTGCAAGACACCCTAATCACAGAAATCGCAGCAATTTAATTATGAACTCATCAGAATACCTAGCTACTAATCCTACAGCTGAAGAACACAGCTACAACTATCTTCTGATTCCAGCAGAACTGCGGGACTCAATGATCGCAAAGCAGGACACCCTGACTACCAGCAATCATATCAGCCCAGTGCTGTTGATTGACGGACGCTACGGTGCTTGCTGTGACCTTTACACAGAGGTCGGCGCAGGCGGTATCTACCACGAACTGTGGGAGATGCTTGACCAAGCTAAACTGGAAGAATGCGAAGTCGTAGACAAAGCTGCATTCCTGGCACTGCTACCACCTGAACCAGAAGAGGAAGCATAATGCACGACATTATTTACAAGTCAACCATTGGCACAGGGGGCTTTATTGCTACCATCGAACTGGGGCATATTAACGAACTTCTAGGACTAGTCGTGGGTCTTGCTACTCTAGTCTATATGACTGCATCCGCAGTCAAGGTAATCAAGGAACTCAAGGATAAATAACCTATGACACCAGAACTATTAGCAATGCTAGGGGGCGGCGTAAGCGGCTTCGTAATGAAGATGATTGCGGCACAGGCCGACAACCAGGCTCGTCTTTTTGAGCGTATGATTGCTCGTCAGACCGTAGCGGACGAATCAGCGGACAAGGCAGCAGCTCGTGGTGGTGTCTATATGCGGCGTGCAATTACGGCGGCAGTTATCTTTGCCATTGTAATAGCCCCATTTGTCTTCGCATTCACCGACATAGGTGTTAGTATCCAAACAGAATCCAAAGGCTTTCTAGGGCTATTCAAGCGCCTAGAATGGTCCACTGTACAGGGTTTTGTAATACTACCAGAGATCCGCCAAACAGCTTTAGCCATTGTAGGGTTCTACTTTGGTTCCTCCCAAGTCAAATAACCAATAATATTATGTACGGACGAAAAACAAAAGATGCTGGCAAAGGATCCTGTGGTGAACGTGGGGGAAAGAAGGGCAAGTAGTGCCTGACAAATCCAAGATGAAGTGCAACGTACCCCGCCGTGAAGTACAGGGCGGTAAGAAGTTCGTCGTGAAAGCCTGCCAAGGTGGGACAGAAAAGATCGTACGATTCGGGGATGCCAATATGAGCATCAAAAAGGATCAGCCAAAGCGTAAGAAAAGCTACTGCGCTCGCAGCGGTGGCATCAAGGGTAAGACTAACAAGCTATCAGCTAACTATTGGAGCCGTAAGGCTTGGGACTGCTAAAATAATATAATGCCTGAATACCGCACATACGGAGCCAATGATGATAGAATTGCCAAGGACGGCGACTACGGATTTATTGGGTTCAATAACCGTCTTCGTCCCGATCAGCTAAGTAAAGGTTTTCTTACTGATGCCCAGAATGTAAGGCTGGATAGGAACGGCGAAGCTCAAGTCCGTAAGGGCATTGAACTTATTGAGGCTCCGTTTGCGGTGGGTGGTGACGTACTAAGGCTTCCAGCAGCAGCAGAAATAGGAACCGATATATCCCGTCTTCCTACGACAATTCGATCAGCAAGCTTAACCTCCGATGTAGTATCGATAGTATTGGATGATCCAGCAGTTGAGCCAGGTTACGACTTTCAGGTAGGGGATGAAGTTACAGTACAAGGGATTACTTTTGCTCCAGGTGAAACTGACCCAAATGGAACATTTACATTAATTAGTGTAACAGATGCTGGTAGCATTAGTACATTGACCTACGCCCTTGTGGGTATAGATGCTACCTACACGGTTGCGGTTGCACTTCCTCAAGTTCTGGACTTTACCCTCAATGACATAACCTCCAGTGCAGTGCTTGGGTACAATATGACCCTTGACGTTAGTAAAGTCACCGAGGTATATGCTAGTGCTGTATTCAGCAATCCAAACAACATTAAGGGAGAATCAATTATTATTGCTTCAAACTCAAAGGCAGTAGCCAAGGATTTATTAAGCAATTCAGTAACTAATATTTATTATCCACCACGGGAGACAGTCCCTCCTCTTGCGGATATGATACAGGCATTTAATAAGATGTTTATCTTCCGAGATGGAGATACTGCATTTGAGTGGGATGGTTCCTTTGAGGAACTTGCAGTAGAGGATCTAGTACTTGATCGTACTTATTCTATTACTGACTTGGGTACAACGGACTGGAACGCAGTCGCTGGTACTACAGGTGTCACCTATGCGGTCAACGATCCCATTACAATTGATGTAATAGGAACTGGAACGGGTACAGCCCGTTCTGCATTTACATTGGTCAAGAGCGGAACTTACGTTCAGCCAGTTCAGATTGATTGCCTGCCTGGAGAATTTGCGATTACCAATAGTATAGCATCAGTTTCTGGATCTCACGATGTAAAGGTGGGGGATGATATTACTGTAATGTCAGCAAGTACCAGCGGAGTAACAGGCGCAGACTCTGGACTTACTATTGGTCAGGACTACGTTGTAAATAAAGTTTTTGAACTGGGTGAAACCTTTACCGATATTACTCTTGCTGCAAATAATGGGTTAGAAGGACCTGGGGATTATGAGGGTCTTTATAAATATACTATCACTACAGACGTAGCGCATAATTTAGTGAGTGGTGAACCGATCATTATGGATCAATGGGTTCCAAATGGCGTTGCCTTTAATGGATCATTCTTTGCTCAAGAAATACCAGATTCCAATACCTTTGTTATCTATACTGACTTTAATATCAATCCAACCGAGGCTTCATATGCAAATGCTCGTGCAGGAATTAATGCAGGGTTCCAGTTTGTACTTGATTCACGCACAGTTACTACGCACGTAA